GTCTTCGGGGGGTTGACTTTCCCCCCGATCCGATCCATACTACCTTTGTTCACACGACACAGACTCATGCGTAAGATCGAACAGCAAATGAACGCCGCCATTTCTAACAATCAGAACTGGCAATCTGACAACACCGCTGTCGCTTACAACCCCGAAACTAACGAGTCTACCGTGTTCCTCCATGGTAACAAGATCGCCATCGTTGGTGATGACTTCGTTCAGATCTTCGACGGTGGTTATCAGTCTAACACCACCAAGTCCCGCCTGAATGCTATTCTTTCGGAGCACGGAATCACGGGCGAATGTGTATTCCAAAAGAACTTCAATTGGTTCGTCCATAAGTTCATCGGACAGGCAGGATCTTCGCCCGTTTACAATGAGTACGAATTCAAAGATGGGTTCATGTTTGCATAAAGAATTGGGGGGCAATTGCCTCCCTTTTTTTATACCGCGAAGCGGCTGAAAAGTTGGCTGCCCCAGTGACGACCTTTTTCGTCATCAGGGCGACCCTGCCCCTCCTTCGCTTGTGACCCTATTGTAGAGCCAGGAGATGCTGCAGGCAGCCGACTGGGGTCAGTTAGCAGACTGTCCACAAACCCTTCCAAAGACCCCCAAGGGGTGCCATACTACGTACATGCAAAACAAGCACATCGAACACCCCGAAGACACGATCCTGACGGGCGACCTGACTGCCCTGGATCTCCTGCTCTCTGAGGGTCATCTCAGCGTTAAGATCGACGGCGCTCCTGCCGTTGTCTGGGGTCGCAACCCTGCTACTGGTAATTTCTTCGTTGGCACCAAAAGTGTCTTCAACAAAGTAAAGATCAAGATCAACGAATCTCATGAAGAAATTGATGCGAACCACGTCGGTCAAGTTGCAGAAATTCTGCACGCTTGTCTTGATTGGTTACCTGCTACAGATGGCATTTTCCAAGGGGATTTTATCGGTTTCGGTGGATCTGACGAGTATACTCCCAACACAATCACCTATAAGTTCCCAGAGATAATTACTGAGAACATTATCATTGCTCCGCACACTTACTACACTGCGGAATCGGATTTGCGCGATGCAGTAGCACATCCGATGAAGTTCATGATTACTGATACTTTCTACTGCAAGTTCGTTAAACCCCAAGCACGTATCTTTACTGGCAATTATGATACCTGTGCTGGGTCGTTTGGTGATCTTTCTGAGGTCATTCAGTTTGCTAAGGTAATGGCACAGAATGTTGAGTTTGTCGATGATAAGAAAGCAAAGCAAATCAAGCAGGCATTGAATAAGTGCATCCGCGAAGGTACGCCGATTGATGATAACGCATTCGACTGCGATTACACCCTGATCTCTTACTGGAAGTTGGTCAAGTCTATCAAAGATGATGCACTCTATCTCTGCCGTAATAACGGTCCAGAAGCATACATCGATCAGGACAGAATCGACTCCGAAGGTTATGTCTACTCCAACGACCTGGGTACAGTCAAACTGGTCAATCGCGAACGCTTCAGTCATGCTAACTTCAACAACGCTAAATTTGCACAAACTCCCTGAGAGTTCTTTATACTCAGGTCAGCCGCCCGCGTGCCAATGAGCGCACTGTCTACCCATTCCCCGATTGCGGCAGACCTGCCCCCTATAATGGTTGCATACCAAACGAACCCAGATGACCTTCGCCGTTCAACCCGCCTACTGGTCAAAGTTCGATCAGCACGCTTGCTGGTGGGCAGAGTCGATCAACCATGCCTACCGAATCGCTCAGTTCTGGGGTGAGCCCTGCATGATCTGGATGTGCCCCGATAAAGGCGCCCCGATCCGCTGGTGCCGCGCCGATGCCAACACCGACGCCATCGCTGATCTGGTGTTCGGGGTCGGTCGCTGACCCCCCGACCTGCTACAATACTCTCAACAGCAACCGACCGATGCGCTACCCGATCAACTGCAACGACTCCCAAAGCGTCTGGACCCTGCGCCTGAACCCTATCACGGGAACTGCCCGCGTCCGCTGGTTTAACTCCCCTCTCACTGAATACCGCCACACTGGGGTGTCGCGTCGTGCCATCCTGGGGATGCTCTGGTATTCTGGCAAAACCAGCAAAGGGGGATGGGTCAACCGTCACTGCCTGGAGAAGTCCGACTCTAAGCGTCTGAACTGGCGTCCCGTTCTGGAGGAGATGGCAATTCAGCAACTGTCTACCATCCGCCCTTAAGGGCACCCCTGACCCCTTATACTGATCTCAGTTCAAACGACACCAATGAGCACCGCTACCTACAACGGTTGGGCAAACTACGAAACCTGGAATGCCGCCCTCTGGATCGGCAACGATGAGTTTCTGTACAACACCGCAAAGGCATGTGTTGAGTTTTGTGCCGACTGGGAGACCCCTTGGGAAAAGTTCGTCCGTTGCATGACTGACGGGCAGATCGGACGCCACCTTGTCAAGACTGGCGATGGGGTAGCATGGAACGACCCCGCCATCGACGCCCAGGAGATGGAGGAGATGATGGCAGAACTCTGATCCTCCCCCCTTTCCTTTCAAAGCAAACCAAACCAACATCCTACCATGACCCGCGACCTGGCAACCTCCCTCCTGAACCGTGCCGCCGATGGCACCCAACTCCTGCAGATCCTGGACACGATCGCTGAGGATTCCGCCGCACATTACCAGATGATCAGCGCCCCGACCGCCGAACCGATCCAGTTCTGACAACTGTCTACTCCCCCCGCTTTGGGGGACCGATTGACCCTATACTGACTTCAGTTCAAAGGAAACGACCTCATGACCATCGCTGCTCTGACCTCCGCCGACACCGCTGCTCTGGAGTTCTACCAGGAGAACGTCGCCTACGTTGATGGGTTCGGTCTGACCAACCTGGACCGCCCCGAGCGTCTCCTCTTTAAGAAGGGTCGTCAACTGATGGAGGTAGCACTTGCCGCTGCCAACGCCCCCGCTACCAAGCGCATCCCCTACACCGATGAGGAAGTCTGCTTCCTGGTTACTGCCTACCTCAATGCAGGGGCACACATGACCGACACGCTCGCCGCCTTCTTTCAGGTCTTCCCCGAAACCGAGCACACCCGCTCTTCGGTCTGGCAGAAAATCCAGCGCATCCGCACCCTGGACAATGCCTACCCCGATGACACCCGTTGGGACGGCGACGCCCAGGTTCGTGCCATCGCTGGCAGCATCGCCCCGAATCGTTTCGCCTGATTCGTGCTACAGTATCCAAGCAACCGACAGACGCCCATGATCCTCTCCATGTCCTCCGACCTCCGCACCCGCCAAATCGTCTGGACTGGTCGCCGCAATGATGACACCCCCATGGGGTCGCGTCTGCAACCTCAGTTGGGCATCAGTGCGTTCGCCATCGCAGGGCAGTTCGCTGAACTCTGGAAAGATGAGGCAACCGCCTGCCCCGTGTCGGGTTGGCGTTCGTCCCGCTGACAGTCCTATTCATGCGTTCGTGCGGGCAGCAGTCCTATGCCGTCCGCCGACGCCGCCGAGGCGGGCGCTAAGCGATTATAAGGATGAGGGGGGGGGTATATAAAAAACGATGGGTCCCTTTAAGCTATAAACGACCCGATTCGCGAGAGATATGTCAAACGCTATATAATTTCAAAATCCGAATTTTAATTACAAGGCATGAGAAAAAATTTTTCGGAAAATTTTTTGACCGTAGAGGTCGATCCAGTAACAGGCGAATATATCTTAGTCTTTCCTGAATGGTTAGTTAATGATATGGGTTGGTACGAAGGTACTGTGTTAGAATGGAACGTGGAGGGCGATGAAGTTATTCTAAGAGAATCAAAAGATGACTAAGACTACAAAACTATTTCATATCTACGCAAAGGATAAATGTCTAATGCCTTGCGTAAAAGAAGAAGACTTCAGTGTAACTTGGAACACTGTAAAAGCAATTGTAGGTCTGATGCAATCAGACTATCAATCAGAAGATTTGAGTTACGAAGAGGTTACTGTTAATAGGGTTGCTTCTGAGGATCCTTCTTATTGACAGGACCTACATAATGCAGTATGATTCATACTGAATCGATTCACATTCAAACTTGACCAAATTATGGCTAAAGGATTTACAGTAAAAGCAAAAACGCCCATTGCGTCTTCAACGAAAGAAGAAGAGTTTGATTACGCAAAAGCAAGAGAGATGATCAAAGGTAAGACAGTAGTATTCTGTCTACCTGGACGAGGAGTATCTTATATCTTCTTGAAGTCTTTCGTACAACTCTGTTTTGATCTGGTACAAGCAGGTGCAAGCATTCAGATCTCTCAAGACTACAGTTCCATGGTGAACTTTGCACGTTGTAAGTGTCTTGGAGCAAACGTACTGCGTGGACCTGATCAGATTCCCTGGGATGGTAAACTTAAGTATGATTATCAACTCTGGATTGACTCTGACATCGTGTTCAATACTGAGAAGTTCTACCAACTTGTTCTGATGGATAAGGACATTGCAGGTGGTTGGTATTGTACTGAAGATGGTCATACTACTTCAGTTGCACACTGGTTGGAGGAGGATGACTTCCGATCCAACGGTGGAGTCATGAACCATGAGACTCTTGAAAGCATTCAGAAGCGTCGCAAGCCATTTACCGTTGACTACACTGGTTTCGGTTGGTTGCTTATCAAGCACGGCGTCTTCGAAGACAAGGAAATGAAGTATCCCTGGTTCGCACCCAAGATGCAAGTCTTCGAATCAGGAGAAGTGCAGGATATGTGCGGCGAGGACGTTTCTTTCTGTCTCGATGCGAAAGAAGCAGGATTTGATATCTGGTGCGACCCTCGTATTCGCGTTGGACACGAAAAGTCTCGTATCATCTGATCCCCATGGCAGAAGACCGTTATACTATTAAAGTAAACGGAGAGGTCCTCTTCAAGTCATTATCGCAAGACGAATACTTTGACAGAATGGAGGACCTTGCTCTAGAATATTATCAGCGAGGCGTCCCTCGTCCTGAGTCCATTGAAACTATTATCATTAACGAAAACGGAGATTTGAAAAATGGCAGTTCGTGCTAAAGTTGGTCTTAACAAGTCTGGTTACATCAGCGGTCCCCCGAAAAAAACTCGTCAAGGAGATGGAGGCGGAACTAAGTATGCCGCTACTTCTCGTAACAAAGCACGTAAAAAGTATCGCGGACAGGGCAAAGGATGAAGCAACTACTCTTTAT